CATGAAATAATACGAAAGACAATTATTTCTTTCGGAACTTTGTTTAATAACATTAATATCAAGCACAAAAAATCTGATGGAACGATTCTTGATGATATTAAGGTTGGTTTGGCATATGGACCACAGCAAAAGTATTTGGCAAAAATTCAAGAACAAGCAGAATTATCAAAATCAATTGCCATAACTTTACCAAGAATGTCATTTGAGATGACAAATATTCAATATGATCCTACAAGAAAATCAGGAATAACACAAACATTCAAGGCATCAGATGGAACAAATTTTAAAAAAGTTTTTATGCCTGTTCCTTATAACATTGGATTTGAGTTAAGTATTTTTAGTAAGTTAAATGATGATGCTCTGCAAATTGTTGAACAGATACTTCCATTTTTTCAACCATCATTTAATTTGACAGTAGATTTAGTAAGTTCTATTGGAGAAAAAAGAGACATACCCATAGTATTAGAAAATATTTCTTTCCAAGATGACTATGAAGGATCTTTTGAGAGTAGAAGGGCACTCATATATACTTTAACCTTTACCGCAAAAACTTATTTGTTTGGTCCGGTTGCCGAAAGCACAGATGGACTCATCAAAAAAGTTATTGTCGATCAACATTCTGGCACAAATACTCAAACAGCAAAACGCGAAGTCAGATATACTGTTACTCCAGATCCATCTACTGCCGGACCAAATGATGATTTTGGTTTCTCCGAAACTTGGACAGATTATGGCGATTCCAAAGATCTCAGTCCTACAAGACAAATAGATTTGTAATTTGACATGAAAAATAACTATGATGATTTGGATGGGGCACTCAATGTTGAGAGTAGTATTGTTGAGGTAGATAAAACTCCCAAATCTCTTGATGTTGCTCCTCCAAAATCTGCATCAAAACCAGAGGATATTAAAAAAGATTATGATTATACCAGAGCAAATTTATATTCTTTGATTGAGAAGGGTCAGGAAACTTTAAATGGTATAATGGAACTGGCCAGCGAAGGTGGAAGTCCCAGAGCATATGAAGTTGCAGGTCAACTTATTAAATCAGTTGCCGATACGACTGATAAATTAATGGACCTTCAGAAAAAGGTAAAAGAAGTAGATGAAGAATTGCCAAGTAAAACTGGTAATGTTACAAATAATGCCGTTTTTATTGGTTCTACCTCAGAGTTATCTAAAATGTTAAAGAAAGGATTTTTAGATAGCAATTCCGAAAAATAGTTTTGTATTTAAATTATGACTGATAGTGTATACTTAGGTAATCCTAATCTAAAAAAAGCAAATACACCGATTGAATTTAGTGAAGATCAAATCATTGAATTCCTCAAGTGTAAAGAAGATCCCGTATATTTTGCAAATAATTATATAAAAATTATTTCTCTGGATGAAGGATTGACACAGTTTCATCCATATCATTTTCAGAAAAAATTAATTCATAATTTTCATAATAACAGATTTAACATCTGTAAGATGCCACGACAGACTGGTAAATCTACAACTGTTATTTCATATCTTCTTCATTATCTTATTTTCAATGATAGTGTCAATATTGGAATTCTTGCAAACAAAGCAGCAACTGCCAGAGAACTTTTAGCAAGACTTGCAACAGCATATGAGAATCTCCCCAAGTGGATGCAACAGGGTGTATTAGTTTGGAATAAAGGTAATATTGAATTAGAAAACGGAAGTAAAATTTTAGCAGCATCTACATCTGCAAGTGCTGTCCGAGGAATGTCATTTAATATTCTGTTTCTTGACGAATTTGCATTCGTTCCAAATCATGTTGCAGATTCTTTCTTTGCATCTGTTTATCCTACTATTACTTCCGGTAAAAATACCAAGGTAATTATCGTATCCACACCACATGGTATGAATCACTTCTACCGTATGTGGCACGATGCTGAGAGGGGCAAGAACGAATATATCCCGACTGATGTCCATTGGAGTGAAGTTCCCGGTAGAGACGCTCAATGGAAGGATACTACGATTGCAAACACATCCGAACAACAGTTCAAGGTTGAGTTTGAATGCGAATTCTTAGGTTCTGTTAATACACTAATTAATCCATCAAAACTTAGAAACCTTGTATATGAAGATCCGATAAAAAGAAATGCTGGTCTTGACATCTATGAGAATCCAATAAAGGAACATAATTATATAATGACTGTTGATGTCGCAAGAGGACTCGGAAATGATTACTCTGCATTTATAGTTTTTGATACAACAGAATTTCCATATAAAGCAATTGCCAAATACAGAAACAACGAAATAAAACCGATGTTGTTTCCAAATATTATTCTTGATGTTGCTAAAGCATATAATCAAGCATACTTAATGATAGAAGTAAATGACATTGGAGATCAGGTTGCAAGTATTCTTCAATACGATTTAGAATATCAAAATATTTTAATGTCTTCCATGAGAGGAAGAAATGGTCAGATTGTCGGGCAAGGATTTTCTGGAAAGAAAACTCAACTCGGAGTAAGAATGACTGCCTCAGTTAAAAAATTGGGATGTTCAAATTTAAAAACACTTTTAGAGGATGATAAGTTACTTACGGTAGATTACGATATTATTTCAGAATTAACTACATTTTCTCAAAAACATAATTCTTTGAAGCAGAGGAAGGATGTAATGATGACCTTGCAATGTGCCTTGTTATTTTCTCTTGGTTAGTGCAGCAAGAATATTTCAAAGAAATGACTGATCAGGATGTAAGAAAAAGATTGTATGAAGATCAAAGAGACCAAATAGAACAGGACATGGCTCCATTTGGATTTATATCTGATGGACTTGATGATGGTGGTAGTTTTGTGGATAATAATGGCGATCGTTGGCACACTGATGAATATGGAGACCGTTCCTACATGTGGGATTATATGTGATGGACTTTGACGATCAACTAGAACTTGAACATCTTCTTTTTTATGAAAGAAAGTGTAGAGTTTGTGGTCGGAAAAAAGATTTGATGGAAGGTTTTTATTTAATAAGAAAGGGTAGAGGAACATTACCATCGGCATATTCTTATGAATGTAAGGAATGTACGAAAAATAGAATATTGAAAAAAAGAAAAGATAAAGGTTTAAAAAGTGTGTGGGAATATCCAGATTGGTAGTGTTCATGCATTGTTTCCCCAATGAAAATACCCGTTTTAATAAATATTTTTAGAATAAACTAGGACTGAGAGAGGAACTTAAGATGCCGCTAAATTTAGCATCTCCCGGTATTGTCGTAAGGGAAGTAGACCTTACTCAAGGAAGAGTAGACTCTTCCACCAATAAGACAGGCGGAATGGTTGGTGCTTTTGCACAGGGACCAGTAGAATTGCCAACTCTTGTTGGTAATGAAAACGATTTACTGAATAATTTTGGTCAACCATATGGTTCCGATAAGCAATATGAAACCTGGATGGTTGCTTCATCATTCCTAGCATATGGCGGATCATTAAGAGTTGTAAGAGCAGACGATAATGATCTGAAGAATGCCGTAGATAGTAGCAATAGCACTACAAGCATTAAAATCAAAAGTACAGACAACTACGAAGAATTGGGTTATGACGAGAATGTCGTTCCTAATGTAATTGTCACGGGCAAAAACCCCGGTTCTTGGGCAAATGGAATTAGAGTTGCTATTCTTGATTGTAAGGCAGACCAAATTTTAGAACTTCCTGCTACAGGAATTGCCACGGTAGGATTTGGTGTAACGCAGGCAATTGACAGCATTCTTCCTGGTGTTGGTGCAGGAACAACCCTTGATGGAGTTTTGAAAGGAATCATTACTCAAGTTGAAGGAGCACAAGCATACGTTAAAGTCGTATCTCATGTTTCTGCCGCAGGAACAGAGACTGCTGTTGATTATCAACAGAACGGAATCTACCAGTTTGGTACAGAATATAACATCACAGTTGTCAGCAATGCCGGAGCTGCTGGCATACACACAAGCGTTAATGCAAAAGCAGATTGGTTTGATCAACAGACTCTTGCAACTTCAACAAGTAATGTTGGTGTTGGAACTAGTGTTGCTTCTATTAAGTGGAATGTTATTGCTGACAGACCAGGAACTTCTGAGTATGCTTCGGCAAGAGGAGCAAGATTTGATGAACTTCATGTTGTAGTTCTTGATGGCGATGGAAAGATTACCGGAAATGCCGGAACGGTTCTTGAAAAGCATCTAAGTCTTTCTAAAGCAAAAGATGCAGAGTTCTCAGTTGGTTCTCCTGCTTATTGGAGAAAATATTTAAAAACTAACTCAAACTTCATTTTTGGTGGTGGTGCCCCAACTGGACTTACAACTACCGGATTTAGTGCTGCCTTTACCGAACAAGGTGATTTAGGTTGGGATCAAGATGCCAAAGGAATTATATTTGGTGCAACTGGAAAACAAGATCTGACCATGGTAAGTGGCAAAGATTATAATGGTTCTTCCGGAATTGGAACAGTTGATAGTTTAAGACCAAGTGTCGCTAAGTTGTCAACAGGATATCAGTTATTCCAAAATAATGATGCCTATGCAGTAGATTTCCTACTGATGGGTTCGGCAAATCATAGCAAGACAGAGGCACAGAACCTCGCCCAGCAAGTTATTGCAGTTGCTGACATCAGAAAGGATGCAGTCGCATTTATTTCACCTTACAGAGGCGCATTCATAAGCGATTCTTCTGCCGGTTCTGTAACAGTCAACAATGATGTTGACATCACCGACAATGTTCTGAGTTTCTTTGCACCATTAACATCATCATCCTATGCTGTATTTGATAGTGGATACAAGTACATGTATGATAGATTTGCAGATACTTTCCGCTATGTTCCTCTGAACGGCGATATTGCCGGAACATGTGTCAGAACTGACATTAATAGTTTCCCCTGGTTCTCTCCAGCAGGAACTGCTAGAGGTGCCATTCTTAATGCAGTTAAACTTACATACAACCCATCAAAAGAGCAAAGAGACGTTCTGTATTCCAACAGAATTAACCCAGTCGTATTCCAGGCTGGTTCAGGAATCGTTCTTTTCGGAGACAAGACAGCACTTGCCAAGTCTTCGGCATTTGATCGCATCAATGTTCGTCGCTTATTCATCTATTTGGAGAATGCCATCGAGGCAGCTGCCAGAGATCAATTGTTNGAATTCAANGATGAAATCACGAGAACTAATTTCGTGAATATTGTCGAACCTTTCCTCCGTGATGTAACGGCAAAGAGAGGTATCACGGATTACGTTGTTGTCTGCGATGAGACAAATAACACTGCTGCTATTATAGATAATAATGAATTTATAGCAGACATTTACATCAAACCAGCAAGATCGATTAACTTCATTGGTCTGACATTTGTTGCCACACGCACGGGTGTCTCATTCCAAGAAGTTATTGGTTCTGTTTAATTCTACTTAATTACAAACGAGGTTTAAAGAAAAATGCCTACTCGCCAGCAACTAAACACCACTCCACTAAGAACAATTAGTGATTTCAAAAGTAGATTATCGGGTGGTGGAGCAAGACCAAATCTATTTGAAGTAGAATTAGCATTCCCGGATGCTGTTGCAATTGATAATGATGTTTTGCAGAAAGCAAGATTCCTTGTGAAAGCAGCTGCTCTTCCAGCATCTACTATTGCTCCTATCGATGTTCCATTCAGAGGGCGTATCTTAAAGATTGCCGGAGATAGAACTTTCGAGACTTGGACAATTACCGTCATCAACGACACTGATTTCTCCCTTCGCTCTGCCTTTGAGAAATGGATGAATACAATTAATAAAATGTCGGATGCAACAGGTGTTGTAGATCCGGAAGCATATCAAAAAGATGCTACTGTGAAGCAATTAGATCGTGATGGTTCTGTTCTTAGATCCTATAAGTTCTGGGATATTTTCCCAACTAATATTTCTACAATTGACTTAAGTTATGAAACAACTGATACTCTTGAAGAGTTTACAGTTGAACTTCAAGTTCAGTGGTGGGAAGCATATAGAGGAACTTCGCCAGCAGCAGGTGGTGAAAATATCAGCTAAATAGTCAAACAGAGTAAAACTACTATAATATGGCCAAACTTTTTGGTTTTTCTATTGGGGACAAAGAAAAAAAATCTTCTTCCATAGTTTCCCCCGTTCCTGCTAATAACGAGGACGGGGTTGATAACTTTGTTGCAAGTAGTTTTTATGGTTCCTATGTAGATATTGAAGGTGTATACAGGAATGAGTCAGAGTTAATAAAAAGATATCGTGAAATGGCACTTCATCCAGAAGCGGATGGTGCCATTGAAGATGTTATTAGTGAAGCAATTGTGAGTGATTTGTATGACTCACCGATTGAAATTGAACTCAGCAATTTAAATGCTAGTGATAAATTAAAAAAAGCAATTAGAGAAGAATTTAAGACAATTAAAGAAATAATGGACTTTGATTCAAAGTCTCATGAAATTTTTAGAAATTGGTATGTTGACGGAAGAATCTATTACTTAAAAGTAATTGATGTTAAAAAACCAGAAGAAGGAATCAAAGATTTAAGATATATTGATCCAATGAAGATGAAGTTTGTTCGTCAGGAGAAAAAACCTGATAAGAGCACTGCTATAACTTTGAGATCAAATAGAGATGAAGATGCGTCAAACGCATTGTCGCCAGAGATTGAAGAGTATTTTGTTTATACACCAAAACCAAGTTATCCATCAAATTCTCTATCCGGAGGAGGTGGTGGTAAAGGAATCAAAATTGCAAAAGATTCTGTTACTTATGTTACATCAGGACTTGTAGATCGTAACAAAGGAACAGTTCTTTCTTATCTTCACAAAGCAATCAAGGCACTCAATCAACTTAGAATGATTGAGGATTCTTTGGTCATCTATAGATTATCAAGAGCACCAGAACGTCGTATTTTTTACATTGATGTTGGCAATCTTCCTAAAGTAAAAGCAGAGCAATACCTTAAAGAGGTCATGTCTCGCTATAGAAATAAACTCGTCTATGATGCGAACACCGGAGA